CTACCGAGTACATTAGCATACTTATCAACAACCCTACCCGTAAATTACGGGGGATCGAGTGAGATTAAACTAAAATCCTTCAGACTAAGCAACATCGACAAAATGAGGGAGAAAATATTACAACACCCATTCGATTCGGGAGCGTTCAATATCTCTAACCAATTCCAACCATATACACTACCACACGTAACAAATGGACAAGGAGCAAATACAACCAGGTCATGCCAATATACACAAGAAGGTCTAGCAGTAAAAACGTATCAAAGTGACCTATTCAATAATTGGATTGATACAGAATGGATAGACGGAACGAATGGAGTAAACGCAGTAACGGCAATTAGTACAACGGGGGATTCATTCACACTAGACACACTTAACCTAGCTAGTAAAGTGTACAATATGCTCAACAGAATAGCAGTAAGCGGAGGTACATATGACGATTGGCTAGACGCAGTATACGCACACGACAGAAGCAAACAAAAAAGTTCACCGGTATATCACGGAAGCCTAATAAAAGAGCTACAATTCGAAGAGGTAATCAGCCAAGCGGAAACGCAAGACGGGTTAAATACAAACCCACTAGGAACACTAGCAGGACGAGGAAGGCTAAACTCAAAAAATAAAGGGGGATATGTGAAAATAAGTGTAGACGAACCTTCTCAAATCATGGGAATAATTTCAATAACACCGAAAATCTCATATTCACAAGGAAACGATTGGAGCGTAAACCTAAAGACGTTCGATGACTTACACAAACCACACCTAGATGCGATAGGGTTCCAAGACCTAATCACAGAGCAAATGTCACACACAGATACGACATTTAGCGCAGATGGTGAGCATGAATTTAGAAGCGCAGGAAAGACACCTGCATGGATAAACTACATGACAGACGTAGATAAAGTATACGGAAACTTCGCAGAAGCAAATAAAGAGGGGTATATGGTGTTAAATAGAAGCTATGACATAGCGGAAAATGGAAGAATTGAAGACCTAACAACGTACATAGACCCTGCAAAATTCAATAACATCTTCGCACAAACAGACCTCAGTGCACAAAACTTCTGGGTTCACATCGGGAAGAAAATAACGGCAAGAAGAAAAATGAGTGCTAAAGTAATTCCAAACCTATAAAACAATGTACAGATACAAACAAAGACGAAAATCGTCACTAAACGTAGAACGAGAACTAATAAGCGGAGAATCCATAGAAACAAAAGTTGAAAGGATAACAACTCAGAAAGAGCCAATTAAAGATGGAGCACCCGAAATATACACACCCAGGAATGAGGGAGTAAACGCAGCCTATGACATCCGAACCGATAGGTTTGAGATAGCAGCAGATGCAATGGACAAAGTGCACAAATCTAAACTAGCAAAAAGAGACGCAAAAGCGACTCCCGTAGTAAAAATGGAAAACAACAAAGAAGAAAAATCGTCAAAAGACGAGCCATTACGAGGAACAGAATAAAGGAAAGGGGGCTAACAACCCCCTAAACTTTAGACTAAGTAGTACGCACGTAATCAATATATAACAAGAGAATAAAGCTTTTAAGAAAAGCACGAAAAATGGGAAAAACTAACAGCGGCATGGGAATGCTATCGGCAGCCAGTAATATAGGCGGGCAAATAATGGACGGAATAAACCGAAGAGGACAAGAGAGAAGAAACTTCAGATACCAAAGGAGACTGATGGGACACCAACAAGAGAACCAAATGGCACTAAATCAACAAGGACATGACTTGTCATACGAAATGTGGAAGAAAACAAACTACCCCGCACAAGTAGAAATGATGAAAGAAGCAGGACTAAACCAGGGGTTAATGTATGGAAGCGGCGGCGGAGCAGGAGGAACAACGCAAAGCGGAAGCGGCGGAGGAGCAGGAGGCGGAAATATGGGGATGTCACCTGCAGGAGGTAGCAAAGGAATAAACATGCTCGAACAAAGCCAAATAGCACTGAACGCATCACAAGCGGATAAGAATAAGGCAGAAGCAGAAGCTACAAGAGGTTATAGAGCAGACGAAGCGACATCAAACATAAACCTAAAAGAAGCGAATACACAATGGCAGAAAATACAAAACGACATAGCAAGCGGAACACAACAAGACCAAATGGATGCCATAATATCAGCGGCAACAATTGGAAAAAACGAAGCCCTAAAAAGCGAAGGAACATACCAAGAAGAAATAAACATGGTGTTTAAAGAATCAATGGGATTAACGATAGGCAATATCTTAAACCAAGCAAAAGTCGAAAACGTCAAACAAGCCACAGACAAAATGATAAACGACATGGAACTAGCATGGCAAAAATTAAACATGGACTGGGTAATAGACACAGAAAAAATAAGACAAGGAGACGAAAAAATAAGACAAGGGGACGAACAAATAGCACAGAAAGACGTTCAAATACTGGTAGACAAATTCAAAGCGGAATTTATAGCAAACCACCCGAGTCTAAGCCAAAGCGTAGGAAAAATAGCCGCAGATTTCAAATACGGAATAAATGCAATAGTCAAACAACTAACAGGACAAGATGGCAACAAATACGGAAGAAGAATATCCACAAAAACGGAATTCTAAATGTGCCTATATCCAAGAATAGTCAAAAATCCAAAATACAGAGCAAACAAAAAAAACGGGGGGAACATTCCCCCCGTAACAGATGACAGAAAACTATATGTGCCAATAGGATGTCAACAATGCTTTGAATGTAAAAAACAAAAAGCAACGGCATGGAGGGTAAGAATAAACGAAGAAATAAAAGAGAACAAAAACGGCAAATTCGTAACACTAACGCTCAGCGATAATTCAATAAAAGAACTACATAAAGCGATAAAAGACAACGAAAAAAGATTCGAAAGAATAATAGACGAAAACGGAATAAACGGATATAACCTGGACAATGAAATAGCATCAATAGCAATAAGACGATTCCTAGAAAGATGGCGAAAGAAACATGGAAAAAGTGTAAGACATTGGCTAATTACAGAAATAGGAGGAAACAGAACAGAAAGAATACATATCCATGGGATAATATGGACAGATGAAAACGAAAAGGAAATAATAGACAGATGGAAGTATGGAAGAATACATATAGGAGAATATGTAAACGAAGAGACATCGGGTTATATAGTAAAATACTTACATAAGCAAGACGAAAAACATAAAATATACGAAAGTAAAATATTCACTAGCGCAGGAATAGGGAAAAACTACATAAACAAACAAACAGAGCAACGACATGAATACAAAAAAGGACAAACAATCGAGTATTACAGAGACAAATACGGAGTAAAATACGGACTGCCGATATACTATAAAAACAAGCTATTCACAGACCAGGAGAGAGAAGAACTATGGACAGAGAAGCTAGATAATAAAAAAAGGTATATATTCGGCAAAGAGATAGACATAAGCAACGGAGAAGAAACATATAATAGCAGCTTAAAAGAAGCACAAGCAAAGAATAAAAGAATGGGATATGGAGACGGGGCAATAAATTGGACAAAGAGAAACTACGAAAACCAAAAACGACTACTTAAATACAAAAAAAGATGGAAAGCGTAGAGAGACTAGCAGACTGGTTCTACTATACGGGGGTAATGTCATCAACAATAGTAGTAGTGATTATAGTAATAGCGACAATATCAACAATACTAGACATACTAGAATAAACAAACAAATAAACAAACAAACATGATAGATATAATACTAGACAACGCAAACGAGATACTGCAATGGATATTGGCAGGAATAGTAATATTCAAAGGGATATTTCATACACCGAAACGAAGAAAATGAAAACGACATCAAAACAATAATTCAAATAGTAATGAGAATCATTATGATAATTAAAGAGTGGAAAGACTACCAAAAGAAAAAAGACCAATGAGCCAAAAGGCTCTGAGACGTACACGAACAAGTTCGTATCTAACGCGCCAAGGCTTGTTCAGGTAGGGAGCAAAAGAAGGTAACAAAGGCAGGTGTAATACAACAACACAAAACTCAACATTCTGATGATTACGGGGGAGATAAATAGAGAGTTAAGGAATAAAGGGCAGCATAGGTGGGAAAAGCTAGAAGCAGAAGCACCTTACCACATAAAACAAGACACATGTAGACATTGTGAAATACGACGGAGAAGGTGGTACAATGAAAAGTTAAAATGGACAGAGACGGAATACGTCAACACAACAACGGGAGAAATACACAAAACAATAAAATGCAAGACAAAACAAATAACAATATGGAAACAATAGCAGAGAAAAAAGAACAACTAATAGAAAGAACGGATATAAAGGATACACCGTTTATAATAATAACAACAAGAGGTAAAAGCTTCGGAACAATGGGAAGCTACCGAATAACCGAAGAATACGACACAAAAAAAGAGGTATCACAAGAATTAAAAAAAATCACATGGAATAGAATAGTGCAAGTGATGGAAATACTTACAGAATTAAACAAAGCAAGATGAAAACAACAATAGGAGGAGACCGCCTAGGAAGCGGCAACAAACAGGAAATAAGTAAAAAGAACTTCGAAAGGTCAACCCACGACCTAAGTTCTAAATGGCGAAGCTCAATGGCAGCGGGAACACTAGTACCATTCATGAACTTGGTCGCTCTACCAGGAGATAGTTTCGAAATAGACCTATCAGCGGAGGTAGTAACACTACCAACGATTGGACCACTATTCGGAAGCTACAAAATCCAACTAGACGTATTCGAAGTACCTTACAGATTATACAACGCAGGACTACAAATGAATAGACTGGGCGTAGGAAACGATATGGCAACGGCATTCTTGCCAACACTAAACGTATATGCACAAAATCACGCAGAACAAACACTAACAAACGCAGACAACGAACAAATAAATGCATCATGCATATATAAATACCTCGGAGTAAGCGGAATAGGAAGCTTAAACGAAGAAACAGAAGAGGTATGCATAAGAGCATTCAACGCAATCCCATACCTAGGGTACTGGGAA